ATGAGCAAAGAGTATTATATTGAGCTGAACGGGAAGCAAATACCAGTTTCCGAGGAAGTATATTACGCTTTCAAGCGCCCGGCTTGGCGAGAACGCAAGCGCAGACAGGTTCGCTCCGAGAACGAGCTGTCACTGGAGACGCTTTCGGACGACGGCTTCGAGGTTTCCGACGAAACGGCGCTTGTTGACGAGATCGTCGAGGACAAGCTGTTATTGGACATGCTGATGGAAGCTCTTTCGGAGCTAACCGAGGATGAGCGTTTCTTGATCGACGCGCTGTTTTATAAAAACAGATCGGAACGCGAAGTGGCTGCTTCTTCCTGTATTTCGCAGCAGGCTGTGAACAAAAGGAAGAAAAAAATCCTTACTAAACTTCGCGATATACTGGAACACAAAAAATAATTTATGGTTTTTGGTTGTCAACCGCCCCCTCACTTTCCTTTGGATTGTGAGGGGGTTTTTTTATTGCCCCGGATCGGAGGTGAGATCCATGAGGAAAAGCTTGAACGCCGCTTTGATACAAAGCGAGGAAACGAAGGAAGAACTGGTCGGCATCCTGACCGCCATCAGCGTGGTGTCAAAGCGGCTGGCAAAGAAGCTGGCGACGCTTGAAAAGCCGCCTGACGAAGGGAGGGACAAAACGGATGGAACAGCCGAAACCGCTGCTGCCCATGCCGATCAGAGCCGCGCCATATAAGCATCAGATCGACGCTTTCAATTTCGTATGCGGTAAGTTCGGGTTGATTCCATCGGCGGGTATGCCTTCCCCCGGCGCGGCGCTGCTCATGGAAATGGGCACGGGCAAAACGATCACCAGCATCGCGGTCGCCGGCGCTCTGTATCAGGCGGGCAAAATCCGCAGGGTTCTGGTTGTGGCCCCGCTCTCAATCCTCGGCGTATGGGAAGAGGAATTCGCCAAGTTCGCGGATTTTGATTACACGCTGGCGGTGCTCACCGGCAGCGGCGCAAAAAAGGCCGACACCCTGCGGCACATGCGGGGCACGCCCTTGCAGGTAGCGGTCATCAACTACGAAAGCGCGTGGCGGCTGGAAAAGGAGCTTGCCGCATGGAATCCCGATCTGATTATTGCCGACGAAGGGCACAAGATCAAAACCCACAACATCGCGGCTTCCAAGGCCATGCACCGTCTGGGCGCAAGGGCAAGGCACAGGCTGCTGCTTACAGGAACGGTCATCACCAATAAGGCCATCGACGTGTTCAGCCAGTACAAATTCCTCAATCCCGCCATCTTCGGCCAGAGCTTCTATGTTTTCCGAAATCGGTACTTCGATATGGTCGGCTACGGCAACCACACGCCCGTGCTCAAGCGGTCGATGGAGCAGGATTTGATGAAAAGGCTTCACAGCGTCGCCTTCCGGGCGACCAAGGCCGAGTGCTTGGATTTGCCGGAGACCACCGACATCGTGCGGACGGTGGAGCTGGAACCCGCCGCCATGAAGATTTACAAGGATCTGGTCAAGGACAGCTACGCGGAACTCGGCCAGAGCGAAGTCACCGTCACCAATATTCTCACGCGGCTCCTCCGGCTGTCGCAGCTTACGGGCGGTTTTCTCGGGGACGACGAGGGCAGCGCGCCCCAGCGGGTCAGCACGGCCAAGCAGGCGGCGCTGGAGGATATCGTCGAGGACGTGCTGCAGGAAGGCGGAAAGCTGGTGATCATGGCGCGGTTCATATCGGAGATCAACGCCATCTGCCGGATGCTCGAAAAGAAGGAAATCCGGTATTCCCTCATCATGGGCGGCGTAAAAGACCGTGACGCGCAGGTGTCGGCGTTTCAGAACGACCCAAAGGTGCAGGTATTTGTCGGGCAGATTGCCACGGCGGGACTGGGCGTGACCCTCACCGCCGCCAGCACGATGGTTTTTTACAGCCTGGACTATTCCATGTCCAATTTCGAGCAGGCCAAGGCCCGCATCCACCGCGTCGGCCAGAAAGAGAACTGCACTTACATTTTCCTGACGGCCAAATGGACGGTGGATGTACGGATCATCAAGGCGTTGCGGGATAAGGCCGATTTAGCGCGGATGCTAGTGGACGATTACAGAAACGGGTTCAACCCCTTTACTGACGGGAGGTGAAGAAGCAGTGCAATCACAGGATTACGAAGAAAGCGGGAAGCTCGACGGCGCGATGTCGGACGGCGAGAAGATGTTTGAACTGGCCGAGCTACTCAGAGCGCTTCGGGAGCAGAAAGAAGCTGCCGAGCAGCAGCTGCGGGAGTTGAGCGCCAAGATCGACGAGACGGATTACCGGCTCTCGGAGCTGATGGCCGAATCCGAGACGCAGAATTTCACGCGCGGCGGCGTGACGTACTATCTGGTCACGAAAACGCGGGCGGCCGCTGCGGCGGGCCGCAAGGAGGAGCTGTTCGCGGCGCTGCGCCGCGAGGGCTACGGCGAACTGGTCACGGAAACCATCAACGCCAACTCCCTGTCGTCCTTTGTCAAGGAGCGGATCGAAGAAAACGAGGATGTTTTACCCAGCTGGCTTTCGGGGCTTGTAAACGTCTTTGAAAAGACCTCGGTCGGGATGCGCAAGGCTTCAAAATAATCTATTCAAGGAGGTTTTCAAAATGGCAAATAAAAGGGAAACGGCGCTCACGGCGCGGGACAGCGGCTTTCTTCAACTGGCGGATATCAATATGGCCGCGATGATGGCCGAGGAACTGGACGGCTTGGACACGAGCTTTGAGCGGATCAAGATTCCGTCCGCCGGCAGCACGGTGTTCGAGGTACCCGGCGAGGACCCGGGCGAGCCGGACACCGTCAAGGAATTTTCCGGCGTCATCCTGTACCATCACACCCTGCACGCTTACTACAAAACGAAATACAGCGGCGGCAACAACCCGCCCGACTGCGGCAGCTTCGACGGGATCGCCGGGGAGGGCGACCCGGGCGGAGACTGCAGGACCTGCCCGTACAACAAATTCGGTACCGGTGAAAACGGCTCGAAGGCGTGTAAAAACCGACGCCGCATCTATGTGCTGCGGGAAGGCGAGATCTTTCCGCTGCTGCTCTCCCTTCCCACCGGCAGCCTGAAGGAGTTCACAAAGTACATCAAGCGGCTGCTGGGCAAGGGCCGAAAATCCAACAGCGTGGTCACGCGTTTTTCGCTGCGCAAGGCCACGAACAGCGGCGGCATCGCCTATTCGCAGGCGCAGTTCGCCGTCGACCGCGTCCTCACGCCGCAGGAGCACGCGCTGCTGGAAAAGCTGTCCGAACAGGTGAAAGCCTACAGCAAGCGGGTGGCGTTCGATTTCGACAACACGATCGATCCGGAGGACGAGGCGGGTTTTACGGAGGTCGATCCGGAAACGGGCGAGGCCATTGAACCGCTGAGATAACAAACGGCCCGCATGCGGGAGCGCGGCGCATGCCGCCTCCCCGCTGCGGGCGACAAGGAGGAGATCATGGATTATCGATGCGTAAAAACGCTTGCCGAAATCAAGAATTATCTCGGCGGCGCAAATCTCGCGGCCTTCGACTTTGAAACCGCGCCCGACGATCTTTACCGCAATGGGGAAAAGGCGGCGCTGGACGCTCATAAGGCGCACATCGTGGGCGTCAGCTTTTCGGCGGTCGAGGGGTCGGCGGTCTATGTGCCGCTTAAGCACCGCGTCGGGGAAAACGCCGCCGAGCAGGAGGCAATATGGAGCTGGCTGAACGAGGCGTTCTTTCAAAATACCGGAATGATCAAGGTCGCGCATAATCTGAGCTTCGAGGCGATGTTCCTCTATGCTCTCGGCATTGTTCTGCAGCCGCCGTGCTATGACACCATCGCCGCCGCGCAGATGACGCTCAAAAGCCACACGCAGTTTCGGTCGCTGGCCGACAGCGGATTGAAAACGCTGGGGCCGGAACTGTTCGGCGCGGAGTTGCCCAGCTTCGAGGACGTCGCAGCAGGCCGGTATTTCGACGAGCTGGACCCGCAGGACCCCGAAACCGTCCGCTACGCCTGCGCCGACAGCGATTATGCCCTGCGGATGTACCGTCTGTTCAACGGCTGGTTTGACCGGTATCTGCCGAAGCACCGCTTCATCGTGGAGCGGGTTGAATCGCCCACGGCGGTTTACTGCGGTCTGATGAAATACAACGGCCTGCCGGTGGATCGGGAATTGATGGCCGCAAAGCAGGCGGAGGCCGACGGCAGGCTGGCGTGGCTTAGGGAGGAAATCGCCTTCATGACCGGCGACGTATACATCGGCGCGAACGCCGGCACCGCCGACTTTAAGAAGTATCTATACGACGACCTGAAGCTACCGGTGTTCAAAACGACGGCCAAGTATAAGGAGGCCATGGACGACGAGGTCATGATCCTGCTGGCCGAATGGTGCGCGGAAAACCGCCCGGATTTGGCTCCTCTGTTTAAGCTGGTGCAGGAGTATCGTAAATGGGGCAAGATCAAATCCACCTACATCGACGGCTATATGGAACATATAAACAGCGCCACCGGCAGGATACACGCCGACCTTATGCCCCTGGCCACCGAGACGGGGCGCTTCGCGGCGCGCAAGCCCAATCTTCAGAATATGCCGAGAGCGGACGGCGACGAGATCGGCGTGCGCAACTTTATCATCGCCCCCGAGGGGAAGACGCTGCTTTCGCTGGATTTCTCCCAGATCGAGCTGCGGGTCGGAGCGTTCTATTGCCGCGACGAACGGATGCTGGAAACCTACCGCACGGGCGGCGACATCCACGCCCAGACCACCTCGGTCATATACCATATCCCCTTTGAGGAGGCTGCGGATAAAAACGCCGCACATTACAAAGAGCGCCGCGCCATTGCGAAGGCGTGCAATTTCGGCGTGTTCTTCGGGCTGTTCGCCAAGGGGTTGTACCGCAATCTGAAATTCAAGGCCGGGCTGCACACGCCGCTGTCGGAATGCGAGCGGATCATCGACAACCTGAAGGCCGGTTATCCCCGCCTCACGCGATGGCAGGAGGAAGTCAAAAAACGGGCTGAGTTCCGCAGATATACGGAAACATGGCTGGGCAGGCGGCGTTACCTGCCGGACATCGCCTCGCAGGACTGGGGCAAGAAGTCCTTTGCCGAGCGGTGCGCATTAAACATGCCGATTCAGGGAACGGCGGCGGACATTTTAAAGCTGGCCCTTGCAAGAATCATCGCGGGGCTGCCCGACCGCATGTGGCTCCGCCCCCTGCTGCAGATCCATGACGAACTGGTATTCGAGCTTCCGGAGGACAAGGTTCCGGAGGCGGCGGCCTTTGTCAGAGACTGCATGGAGGAGCGTCCCTTCAAGGAGTTTGACGTACCCATCGTGGCCGAAGCGGCGGTCGGCGCGCGCTTCGGCGAATTGAAAGAACTGGAGGTCGATTGATATGAAAACAGGCAGGACATTGCAGGATTTAGCGCGGGAGCTTGACCGGCAGGCGGCGGCCAAACGCGATTTTGTGGTTGGCACCCGCAGCATGGATATGTCGGAAACGGCGGACCGGTTTCGGCTGCTGCCGGAAGACGAGCCGGAGCTGGCATTCGGTATGAGCGACCTGTTTCACCGGCAGCTTGGCGCGTCCCTCGGGATACCCGCGAAATATTACGACAAGATGCGCGGCGAATATCCGTCGCTCTTGGCGCGGAACGTCAACGGCTGGTTCAGGCACGCGCCGTCGAAGCGCACCGTCCGCACGCTGGATGGCGTTGCCAGAGCTTTTTTGTCCGACCGGTACCGCAGGATCGACAATTATGAGATCGCGCGGGCCACGCTCCCCATTATCGGCGAGATGCCGGACACGCGGGTGGTAAGCTGCGAAATTACGGAAAACCGGATGTACATCAAGGCGGTCAATCCCCGACTGGAGGCCGAGGTGCAAAAGGGCGACATCGTGCAGGCCGGCGTTGTCATATCCAACTCGGAGGTCGGCCTCGGCAGCGTGCAGGTCATGCCGCTGGTTTACCGGCTGGCGTGCCTGAACGGTATGATCGTAAACGACCTTGGGCAGCGCCGCTATCACATCGGGCGCGAGGTCGAGGAAAGCTGGGAGCTATACAGCGACGCGACATTGGAGGCCGAGGACAACGCCTTCATGCTGAAGCTGGCCGACATCGTGCGCGCCGCTGTGGACGAGGCGCGGTTTGCGGCGGTGGTCGATAAGCTGCGGGAAGCCGCCGATATCAAGATCACCGCCCATGTTACGCAGGTCGTGGAGCTGACCGCCAAGCAGTACGGACTGACCAAGCCCGAGGAAACCGATATCCTGCAGCGCCTGATCAGCGGCGGCGACCTGTCGCTGTACGGATTGTCCAACGCCGTCACCCGCGCGTCGCAGGACGCGCCGGATTATGACCGCGCCACGGCGCTCGAGGGCGTCGGATGGCAGATCGCCGTTATGCCGCGGGATGTCTGGGCGGCCGTCAATGGGGCGTGAGGATATGAGCGTAAGCAAGTACAACCACGAACGGTATTACGATCCCACGCCCTACGAGGCGCTGACGGCCATCGAACGGGAACAAAAAGAAAGCAGACGCAGGCCGCTGGTATTCATCTGTTCCCCGTTTGCCGGGGATGTACGGCGGAACTTGGAGAATGCCCGGCGGTATTGCAAATATGCGGTGGAGCGGGGCGCGATCCCACTCGCGCCCCACCTGCTTTATCCGCAGTTCATGGACGACCGGATCGAGGCGCAGCGCAGCCTGGGGATTTCATTCGGGCTGGCGCTTCTGGGGAAATGCGATGAGATTTGGGTGTTCGGCGCTTCGATCACCAAAGGCATGCGGCTGGAAATCGAGCGGGCGCGGGCGCTTGGGACAAGGATCCGATTCTTTATCGATCAAAGCAAGGAGGCGGCGACGTGAAAGCATTGGACATCCCGCTTGAAGAGTTTCTGCGCCCCTTTTTCGACGCGGGCGAAACGGTCTGCCTGCGGATTTTCGACGACCGCAAAACCGGTTCGTTCAAAGGAGCGAAGCTGGAATGCGAGGCCGGGAAGATCGCCTCGATGTTGGATACCCTCAAAAAGCACAACAAACAAAATCGCGGCGTCTATTTCGTGGTCAACTACGGCGGTCATGAAGACGCCGATATCGCCCGCATCAACGCGCAGTTTGTGGAATGCGACGAGCTGTCCATCGAGGAGCAGACGGCGCAGATCGAGGCGTTTCCCATCGAACCGTCGTTGATCGTCAAAACCAAGAAATCCCTTCACGTCTACTGGCTGATGAAGGACGCGAAGGTCGCGGATTTTCGCAGGGTGCAAAAGCGACTCATCGCGCGGTTCCACGGCGACCCGGCCTGCGTCAACGAGAGCCGCGTGCTCCGGCTGCCCGGGTTCTATCACTGCAAGAACGAGCCTGTCATGGTGGAGTGCGTCAAATTCAACCCCGAGCTGCGCTACACGCAGGCCGAGTTGGAGGCGGCGCTGCCAGAGGCGCCGGATGAGCCGATTATGAAGCCCCCCGAGCTCAAGGGTACCCGCAAAGGCCTGGCTCTGGTAGGCAGGCGGTGTCTTTTTATACAGCATTGCAAGGATAACGCGCAGACGCTGTCGGAGCACGACTGGTATGCGATGATCACGAACCTCGCGGTGTTCGAGGGCGGCGACCGCGCCGTTCACGCGCTTTCCAAGGCGTATCCGCGCTACGACCGCAAGGAAACGCAGGATAAAATCAATCATTTCCTTGAGTCCGGCACAAAGCCCATCACCTGCGGGACTATCGCGGAAAAAGGCTTCAAATGCCCAAGGCTGGAGGACGGCGGCTGCGGCTGCAAGGCTCCCGCCGCGCTTTGCTATAAACCGCTTTCCGTAGAGGACCTTCGTGTCTTTCTTTCGGAGCTTGAGGTCAAAAAATCCGCGGTGGACGACATGCAGACCGCGCAGGAATTTGTCCGTGATTTCCTGTACAACGTGGATTCGGTCGTCGCGGCGACGTTCATCGAGTATGAGCTGAAGGAGCATTTCGGGCTGAAAACGAGCGCGGTCAAGCCGCTGGCGGCGCAGCAGAAGGAGCTGTATAAAGTCTATCGGGACAATAAGGATACAAAACGGGAAACCTCGGGCGAGGATCTGCCCGACTGGTACGAAGTAACGGATCGGGGCCTAAGGTTCGTTTCGGGTCTGCTGGCCAATCATATGGCCAAAAACGTGGACGCCTTTTACGGCGCGGAGAGCTATTACCTCTACGAAGGCGGCGTGTACAAAGCCGCGTCGGACTTACAGGCGGCGGCCAAGGTGCGCGAGCATCTCATCGACCGGTATGCCACCATGTCGGCCATCAACGATACGGAGGGTCAGTGGCGGATGCTCATTTATAAGCCCATCCGGGAAATCAACTGCAATCCCTTCATCATCAACGCGGCGAACGGCCTGTACAACGTCCTCGACGGAAGCTTCAAGCCTCACACGCCGGAATATTACTCGACGGTGCAGCTTAGGGCGGCGTACCGGGAGAACGCCGGATGCCCGCGGTTCATGAAGTTTCTGAAAAGCGTGCTGCAGGAGCCGGAGATTCACCTGCTGCAGGAGATATTCGGGTATTTTCTGATTCCGGTGAACAAGGCCCAAAAGAGCTTCGTGCTGGTGGGCGCGCCCAACGCGGGAAAATCGACGCTGCTGTCCATCGCGCAGGAAATCCTCCTGGGCAGCGAAAACGTGTCGAACGTTCCGTGGCAGTCCCTCTCCGACCGGTTCAAGACCGCCGAGCTTTTCGGCAAGCTGGCCAACATCTTCGCCGACCTGCCGTCGAAAAGCGTGGACGACAACGGCATTTTCAAGGCATTGACCGGAGAGGACTACATCACCGCCGAGCGCAAGAACAAGAATCCTTTCAGCTTCAAGCCTTATGCCCGGCTGCTTTTTTCCTGCAACGAGATCCCGCGCAATTACGGCGACCGCAGCGAGGGCTTTTACCGCAGGCTCATCATCATCCGGTTTGCGAACACCGTGCCGCTGGAGAAACGGGATCCCGACCTGCTGGAGAAGCTGGCGGCGGAGCGCGACGGCATCTTTATGTGGGCGTTGGCCGGTTTGAAACGGCTCATGGGCAACGGTTACCTGTTCTCCGAAACGGAAGCTACCCGCGCCGAGCTGCGGCGCTACAAGGTGGAAAGCAACAGCGCGCTGTCCTTCGTGGAGGAATGCTGCGAACTGGATGAAAATGCGGAAAGCATCCGCGAAGAGCTGTTTCAGCAGTATCGGGAGTACTGTCACAAAAACGGCCTGAAGCCTATGTCTCAGGCCAACTTCAATAAAGACATCGAGGGCTTGGGCGAACGGGTCGAGCGCGGACTTGAACGGGTCAGCCGCCGCAAAACATGGAAGGGGATCCGCATGATATAAGGCTTTGAACGGGTTGAACCGCTTTTCCCTATTTCTTGCATATAGAACCAGAAAGCTATATGTAGTAAAAAAATTAAGATATATATAAGAAGCGACTGGATACCCGTTCACTCCGTTCAAACCCGTATAAATAGCGGACAAATCCGGTTTCAGACCCGTTCGTCTCCCGTTCGCGGCCGTTCGGAACGGAGGGTTGGTATGACGGAAAAGGACATTGTGAACGCGATCATGCGTTATCTAAAGACTGTGCCCCGCTGCTTTTGCTGGAAAGAGCATGGCGGCATGTACGGCACGGCCGGTTTGCCGGATATCATCTGCTGCATAGGCGGCAGGTTCGTCGCCTTCGAGGTTAAGACAACCTCCGGCAAGCTGACAAAGCTGCAGGAAGCTACGATCCGGAGAATCAGAGCCGCCAAGGGCAAGGCCTTCAAAGTGACAAGCGTCGAGGATGTGCGATCCATTCTTGATACCTTGGAGGTGCCGGCTCATGACGATAGCTTGGATATATTTAGATAAAAGGGCGGCGGTCATCGACGCCTTGAAGGATTACTCCAGCATGGAGTATATTATTCGGCACCACTCCGACGATTTGGATGAGGCGGTGGAAAAGCTGACGGCGATGCGCTCGTCCACGCCGACCGGCATACCCGGAACGAAAAACCCGAAAGCCGGTGAAACGCGGCTGGCGGCGACGCTGGACGAAATCGACGTTCTTAAGGAACGATACCGCCGGGCGTTGGAGTATATGGAGTGGTTCAAACCCGCGTGGGACGCTTTGACCGAGGATGAACAGTTTGTGTTGTCGGAGTTCTATCATAACGAGGATTCACCTCAGGTCGACGCGATTGGGAACATCTGCGACCGATTCCATATCGAACGTTCCTCAGCCTACAAAAAGAAAAACCGCGCGTTGGAGAGACTGACCATCTTGCTGTACGGCAAATAATATGTCCAAAATCGCGGACGACTTTTGCTTTTTGCGGTGTTATACTGGTAACATCAAAAATTGCAAAGCAAAGCGAGAAGCCTTCGTAGCAGCCACTGCGGAGGCTTTTGCTTTACCCGGGAGGCGGCCGTATGCCAAGGAAACCCAAGCGCCCATGCAGCTATCCCGGCTGCGCGGAGCTGACGGATGGCCGGTATTGCGAGAAGCATCAAAAAGAAATGGACGCAAGGTACAACAAATACGAGCGGGACCCTGCCGCGCGTAAACGCTATGGCCGGACGTGGAAGCGCATCCGCGACCGGTATATCGCGGCGCACCCGTTGTGCGAGCGGTGTCTCAAGGTCGGCAGGCTTACGCCCGCCGATGAGGTTCACCATATCGCGCCGCTGTCCAAGGGCGGCTCCCATGACGAGAGCAACCTTATGAGTTTGTGTACTTCCTGTCACTCCGAGATCACAGCGCGCGAAGGCGGACGCTGGCGCAGACGGTGATTTTTTTAGCCGCGAGGGGCGGTCAAAATCTCCGTGAGCTTTCATGCGTGCAACGGGCGGGGGGGCGCGCGCTAAAAGTCGCGGTTTCAAACGAGTATATACCCTTAAAATTTTTCAGAAATCGAGGTGATGTGTATGGCGAAGGACGGTACCAACCGAGGCGGCGCGCGCATCGGTTCCGGGCAGAAGAAAAAGCCGCTTGTGGATAAGATTCTGGAGGGCAATCCGGGCAAGCGCCCGCTGACGGTCATCGAGTTCAAGGATACCGCCGATCTGGAAGGCCAAACCATGCCGCAGCCCCGCGAGTACCTTTCGGCCAAGCAGAAAAGCGGCAAGGCGACGCTGGCGGTGGAGATTTACGAAAAAACGTGGCGGTGGCTGTATGAGCGGCGCTGCGCCCATCTCATACCCGCGCAGCTTCTGGAACAGTACGCCCAGAGCGTGGCGCGGTGGATCCAGTGCGAGGAATGCATCACCGAATTCGGCTTTCTGGCCAAGCATCCGACCACTGGCAACGCCATTCCCTCGCCTTATGTGGCCATGAGCCAAAGCTTCATGAAGCAGGCCAACAACCTGTGGTATCAGATTTACCAAGTGGTGCGCGAAAACTGCGCGTCGGATTATAAAGGCGCGACGCCCCACGACGACGCTATGGAGCGGCTGCTTACGGCAAGAAGAGGTGGTTGATTTGAACATACAGAAAATCAAAGCCGGGCTGTTGAATCCCGCGGCATATAATCCGCGCAAGGAATTAAAGCCCGGCGATAAAGAATATGAAAAGCTAAAGCGTTCCATAGAGGAGTTCGGATATGTCGAGCCTGTCATTTGGAACAGTCAAACCGGCAATGTGGTCGGCGGCCACCAGCGGTTGAAGGTGCTGCTGGATTTGGGGCAGACCGAAATCGACTGCGTGGTGGTCGATCTTGATCCGCAGCGCGAAAAGGCGCTCAATATCGCGCTTAACAAGATTCAGGGCGAATGGGACGAAACCAAGCTGGCCGAATTGATGGCCGACCTTGACGCGGGCGCGTTCGACGTGTCCCTCACCGGCTTCGACGTTTCAGAAATCGACGAGCTGCTCAACCGCTTTTATTCCAAGGAAGCGGTGCAGGACGATTTCGATGTGGACAAGGAAAAAGAACGCATCGAAGGCGAAGGCGCGGTCACGCGGCGCGGGGACATCTGGCTGCTGGGCAAGCACCGCCTCATGTGCGGAGACTCCGCCGGCGAGGCCGACTTCGCAAAGCTGATGGGCGGCGGCCGCGCGCAGTGCGCCGTCACCTCGCCGCCTTACGGCGTGGGCAAGGAATACGAGAAGGCGGGCATCGAGGCGTGGTTTCAGACCATAAGGCCGGTGATCAAGCACCTGTGCAAATACGCGGACATCGTCTGCTGGAACCTGGGCGACCTTTACGCGACCGGCTCCCAGTTCATCGAACCGACCAGCGTGTACAGCGTGAATATGTTTGCCGACAACGGCTACCGTCCTATCTGGATCCGGATATGGAAAAAGCAAGGGATGAATTTCGGCGTGGGGCCTTATCACCTCGTTTCCAACAAGCCGGTGCAGCAGTACGAATATATCTCCGCGTTTTCTAAGAACGGCGAGACCGAGGAATACAACGATCAGGAGTATGTGTGGCTCTCGGCGTTCGCCGGTCACAGCTATCGGTTCGTCAAACGGCTCACCAAGGAAGAACGGAAAAAGTGGGGCTATGCGGGCATTTGGGAGATGGCGACGGTGCGCGCAAACAAGGAGCACCCAGCCATGTTTCCCGTCGAGCTGCCGTGGCGGTGCCTGAAAATGCACTCCGACCGTGGCGGCATTGTTCTGGAGCCTTTTTCCGGCAGCGGCACCACCATCATCGCTGCGGAGCAGACCGAGCGGCGTTGTTACGCCATGGAGCTGTCTCCTGTTTATTGTGATTTGGCGGTCAAGCGCTGGGAAAATTTCACCGGCGAAAAAGCGGTCAGGCTGGAGGGATAAGGTTTGGATATACAGAAAATTCCCGTCTCAAAAATCAAGGCGGCGAAATACAACCCGCGCAAGGACTTAAAGCCCGGCGACGCGGAATACGAAAAGCTGCGCCGCTCCATCGAGGAGTTCGGGTATGTGGAGCCGGTCATCTGGAACGAACGCACCGGCAATATCGTAGGCGGACACCAGCGGTTCAAGGTGCTGGTAACGATGGGTTATCGGGAAATCGACTGCGTGGTGCTGGATATCGACGAACAGCGCGAAAAGGCGCTGAACGTAGCGCTCAACAAAATCAGCGGCGAATTCGATATTCCGCTGCTGTCCGACCTGCTACGCGATTTAAATGATAACGGTTTCGATGTGTCGCTGACCGGTTTTGACGCGGCGGAGATCGACGAGCTGTTCCGCGGCAAAGCCTCCGGCAACATCAGGGAGGATGATTTCGACGCGGACAAAGCGGCTGCGGAAATCGAAACGCCGGTTACCCAAAGGGGAGATATATGGATGCTTGGCAGGCACCGTCTGATGTGCGGCGACAGCACCTTGCTTTCAGATGTGCAAAAGCTGATGGACGGCAAAAAGGCGCGGTTTGTGTTTACAGATCCGCCGTGGAACGTGGATTACGGCTCCGACGCCCGGCATCCAAGCTGGAAGCCGAGACAAATCTTAAACGACAGGATGAGCACCGAGGAATTCGGCGTTTTTTTATTGCGCGCTTTTAACTGCATGCGTGAGGTTTCGGAGGCCGGGTGCATGACCTATGTGGTGATGTCCGCGCAGGAATGGGGCAACGTTATGAACGCCCTGCGGGAGGCTGGCTACCACTGGTCGAGTACCATTATCTGGGCAAAGGACAGCCTCGTGCTGTCCCGCAAGGATTACCACACCCAGTACGAGCCGATCTGGTACGGCTGGCTGGAGGGGACGCGCCTCTGCCCGCTGAAGGACCGCAAGCAGTCGGACTTATGGGAAATCCCGCGCCCGAAGGTTTCGGTCGAGCATCCCACCATGAAGCCGGTGGCGCTGGTGGCCAAGGCCATGCTCAACAGCTCCCGCGTCGGCGATGCGGCGCTTGATTTATTCGGCGGCTCCGGCACGACGCTTATCGCCGCCGAGCAGACCGGGCGCGTGTGTTTTATGATGGAACTGGATGAAAAATACTGCGACGTGATCGTGAAGAGATATGCTCGGCAGGTCGGCGGCGACGAAGCGGTTTTCCTTCTTCGCGGGAATGATAAAGTCCCTTTCACAGAAACACAGCCCGCTTGAGATTGTCCTTGCCATTCCCTCAAAACAGAGCGTTAATGTACCCCACCAAAATGAAAGGTGGGATTTTATATGAGCACGAGACGAAAACCAGCTTTTCCGGAGGGAGGTGAAAAAGATGAGGAATAACAGCTTTCAGTTCTCCCAAAGGGTCGCGGGACGGGAGCGCAAGGCCATCGCGGCGGTCATTTCCGGAGCGGCGGGCAGACAGGCGCGGTATACCGGAGCGCCGGGCTTCGTATACGAAGCGGGCGGCTGGTCTGTGGACAGAGACGGCGCGGTGCATTCGCCGGAAACCAGTCTTGAGGAAATCAAGAGCGTCAGACCGGTGATCGAGGCGCTTGACGGCGCGGGCCTGAATACGGAAGGCTGTCTGACAATAAAGCTGTCGGCGGACGGCCATGGCGAAGCGACGCTTGAGAACCTCAAAAACCTGCTGATCAGCAAGGAAACGCTGATCAAGAAAGCCTTGGGCATCGACGGCGGGCTTACCGTGTCGGTCGAGGATGGAGCAATCGTCTTCCCTTTCTGGAAGGCGACGCTGAACGCCGACGAGATGCAGACGTATATCACGCTGGCTTGGCGGCTGTCCGAGCAGGCGAAAACGCAGAAGCGTGTGTCGCAGACGGAAAAGCCGGCCGATAACGAAAAGTACGCTTTCCGGTGCTTCCTTCTCCGGCTCGGCTTCATCGGCGAGGAGTTCAAAACCGAACGTAAGGTGCTGCTTGGGCGGCTCTGCGGCAACAGCGCGTTCCGAAGCGGCTCCGTAAGACGGCAGGACGATGGGGCGGCGGTCGAGAATGCATGATTTCCAAAACACCGCCTTTTTCGTAAAGCGGCCCTTCCGGATTGAAGATTTGCGCCGTCCGCATTTTCCGGAGCAGCGGCGGCCGTATGTCATTGTGAAAATCATTGAGCTCGCGCGGATCGACTATGAGAACCTCATCGCCGATCTGACCGTGGACCGGCGGTTTATTGAAGAAAACAAACGGCTCTGCCATATCGGCGACGACGGCGTTTGGCATTGCCTTCTGGCCCGTCAGCGCGGCAAAACGGAAGGCGTGCTGATCATGCCGCAAGGCATGGATTATCCGAAATTCGCCGCCTATTATCCGGGAGAGGAGGCAGACGAAAAATGAACAAAAACGGCTTTCCTCCGAAGGAAATCGTCCTCCGGCTGCGGGAGCAATACCCGCCCGGAACGCGCGTGGAGCTGATCCGCATGAACGATCCGTACGGCAAGCTGAGGCCCGGCGACCAAGGAACCGTTACGTTTGTGGACGATATCGGCACCGTGTTTGTGAATTGGGATCGCGGCTCGTCGCTCGGCGCGGCCTATGGGGAAGATGCGATCAGGCGGCTGTAAAGCGCCCAAATGTATACAAATCCCGCCGCGAAAAATTGTTGAAAATCCGGCGGTATCCCTCGCAGAATTGCCTTGCTATCCTGTGTTTTCAATGGCCTAATGTACACTGCCAACGGGCAAAAAACACAGGGGAAGCGAGGAGAAAAGCGCAATGCTTGAAACGAGATTTGGAATCGAGGTTGAATTTACAGGGATTACAAGGGCGCAGGCGGCAAAGACCGCCGCGGAATTTTTGGGCGGGAGGATCGAAAGCGGAAACGATTATTACAACACGCAGAAGGTTATCGCGCCGGACGGACGGGTCTGGAAATTCATGAGCGACGGCAGCATCCGGACGCAGAGGAAGGAACGCGGCCGGATTGTCGAGGCAGGCCGGGAATATAGTGTGGAGCTGGTAAGCCCCGTACTCACCTACCGGGAGGACATTGAAACCCTGCAGGAGCTGATCAGGAGGCTTCGCAAGGCGGGTGCCTTTGCGGTGCCGAGCTGTTGTGGTATTCATGTTCATATTGACGGGGCAAACCACACGCCGCGAAGCATCCGCAACTTCATCAACATCATCGCCAGCAAGAACGACCTGCTCTACAAGGCGCTGCGGATCGAACCGGACAGGATGCGGTTTTGCAAGAAGATGGACGCGGCGCTGGTGGAGAAGATGAACCGGCGCAAACCCAAAACCATGGCAAGCATCGAGAGCGTCTGGTACGAGGGTTACAGCGAAAGCCGGAGCGCCCATTACCACAACAGCAGGTACCATTTTCTTTATGCCAAGTAA